GCTAATGATAAGAGTTATCAATGGTGAGTTACTCGGTTTTCTTCAGCCGCTGAACTCTGAGGTGCCAAGCCCAGAAATTTTAAAATGTTCTAAATGTTGTGCAACTTTCCTGCCGCGCATGGCAGCTGCAATGCGATACAATGTTTCAACAAGTCCGCTAAGTTGAGTGTTAAAGCTTTTGAGTTCATCCAATGAAATAGTCTTATCATTTGCATCGCTGTGTAATACCTCATCAAATGGTGCCACACCTGGCCCAGCATCACTCCAAAAAACAAGCTTAACTGTATTGTGAGCGATGATATTTCTCACTCTAGTAAGTCGATCTATGTGCTGGAAAGCCTTTACAAGCTCTTGCCGTAGGTCTAAATGCTCGTTGGAACTTTCAAGTAATTCTATGATAAGTTTTATCTTTCTGCCTAGTGGGAGTTCCTTGATGTGCTTATAAATTGTAGGTGGAGTTAATTCTTCAAGAAGACTGCGAGCAAATGACTCTACAGCACCAAATTCCAACATAAAAATACCAACATGTGGTGCCCATTTTTCCATATCTACTATTTTCATTTTCTTCTCCGAAGATATTGCATAATGGACTTTATCACCTAATCAACGCTTCGTGGAGTGTCGATACTGTCCAACCACTACCCAATCCAACTAACCACCAAAACACGTGAAACCTTAACGGGCAAGATGTCACGACGTCAGCCTGAGCTGGTTAACGGCTTTGTGCCGCTGGCCACTGAGACAGGTGAGTGGTTGTATTTCGCACCTGCCGATGTGAAGCGCGTGCAGTTCACGCCAGTATCGACAGAGCAAACAGAACGGCCAGAAGAACAAACAACGGATTAACGAATAACCAAACCAGATCTGGATGCTATTGAAGCTGCTTACCGCGCTTTAATCTATCCATGAGGTGGGGTATGATTTTTGAGTCAGGTGCGCGAGATGGCCGAGCGAAAGCTCTGACGGGACTAAGCGTGACATGAGCTACATCGAGCAGTGGTGCACGTGGCCGATACTGCAAGAGCGTGGGTTCGAATCCCACCCTGACAACTAACCTCCTTCGGGAGGTTTTTTAATGAAGCTAGCATGGCCGATACCTACCGCATCACAGCAACCACCCAATCCGGCGAAACACATGTTGGCCTGATGACTCGTAGCCAGCTTGAAAGCATCAATGGCTTCGTTGCTCTGGCGACAAATACAGGCGAGTGGCGTTACTTCCGTCGGGATAGTGTGGAGAAGTTCCACTTTGTTCCAGTGGTTGATGATTTAAATGATGAGGCGGCAATGAGTGGCTAGTTGCCGCCATAGTAAGGCGTGATTTAAATTTTGGCACCAGAAGTGCGAGAGGCGATAATTTTTGCTGCCGCAAGTTTTGCTTTACCTGTTTCACTCTGTGTTCCAGAGTCAAAGGCTTTGAAATTATCTTCAATCGTGCTCACAGCCTTCTCTTTGATGTCATCAGGCAGAGAGTAAAAAATTGATTGAAACATAACTTCATAAGCCAGTACTCGCGACTGTAATTCATTAATTACATCTTCAACTGATTTCATCTTGACTCCTTGGGTGATTAAATGGCACTCATCGATAAACAATAATGTTTTGTTCCTGGCGGATCAGTGATTTAAACGCTGTATGAAAATTAGTTATAGACCTTCACGAGGCATGAAATACTGCATCTAAACCTTTAGCTGTAATTCTAATCTGCTTAAAAGAGTACTTTTTCAATTGACTGCTATATTCGTATTCTGCATGAAGCAACCCACTCTCTTGAAGATAAATTATCGAGCCTGCTAACACATCACTAGTAAGAGAATCTTCCAATTCTTTGAAGGCGATGCCAGTAAGGGGGTGTGGGAAGCAAGCCTCACATGCCAGTAGAACTTTTTTTCTTAACGTACTATCAATTTTCATAAGTTTCTCCGTAAAAGGTTCCTTTATAAATCTGCAATAGCATACCAAAAATGAGGATAAATATGGCGACCAAAAACAAAACTGGGCGCCCTTCTGATTATCTACCAGAGTTGGCGGTTGAAATCTGTTCACTTATTGCTGATGGGGAAAGCCTGCGTAAAGTATGTGAGCGCCCTGGGATGCCAAATAAGGCCACAGTGTTTCGCTGGCTGGCACAACATGAAGAGTTTCGCGACCAATACGCGAAAGCTACTGAGACGCGCGCTGATGCTATTTTCGAAGAGATGTTTGATATAGCGGACACCGTGGCCGAGGAGGCTGCAGCAGTGGGCAAAGCTCGTTTACGTATCGATACTCGCAAGTGGGCACTCGCCAGAATGAACCCGAAAAAGTACGGCGACAAAGTTAGTCAGGAGATCGACCACAAATCATCTGATGGAACCATGACGCCACAGCCGACAATCATCCAGCTACTCCCCGTTGAGCCGAAAGCATGACTAATGCCGTTCAACTGCCGATCCCTGCTAAGCTTGCGCCACTGTTCACTGCCGTGAATAAGCGTTACCGGTGCTCGCATGGTGGTCGTGGCAGCGCTAAGACGCGCACCTTCGCACTTATGACAGCCGTAAAGGCTTACCAGTCGATGATGAACGGTGAGAGCGGCGTGGTGCTCTGCGCGCGTGAGTTCATGAATTCTCTGGAAGAGTCGAGCATGCAAGAAGTTAAGCAGGCGATCCTGTCTGTTCCCTGGCTGGCATCCAACTTTGATATCGGCGAGAAGTACATCCGCACCATCGACAAGAGCGTTAACTACGTTTTCTGCGGTCTGCGGCATAACCTCGACAGCATAAAGTCGAAAGCGCGCATCCTGCTGTGCTGGGTTGATGAGGCTGAATCAGTCAGTGAAATAGCCTGGCAGAAGCTGAGCCCGACGGTTCGTGAAGAAGGATCAGAGATTTGGGTGACGTGGAACCCGGAGCGCGACGGTAGCGCCACTGATAAGCGTTTCCGCAAAGAGGCTGGCGACGACTGCATCACCGTTGAGATGAACTATACGGATAATCCGTGGTTCCCTGACGTGCTGGAAGGTGAGCGACAGAACGATCAGCGCCGCCTCGACCCGGCAACATACGCCTGGGTATGGGAAGGGGCCTATCTCGAAAACTCCGATAAGCAGGTGCTGGCCGGGAAATACCGGATTGCCGAGTTCTCGGATAACCTCTGGAAAGAAGCAGAGCGTCTGTTCTTCGGTGCAGACTTCGGTTTCGCCAAAGACCCTAACACGCTGGTGCGATCGTTCATCCTGCACAACCGGCTGTACATCGAGTATGAGGCATACGGTCAGCAGACTGAGCTCGACCACATGCCTGAGCTATATGACACGATTCCCGGTGCGCGTGACTGGCCTATCAAGGCCGATTCCGCTCGACCTGAGACAATCAGCTATCTCAAGCGGCAAGGATTCAAAATATCAGCCGCTGAGAAGTGGCAGGGAAGCGTTGAGGACGGGATCGCACATCTTCGCGGCTTCGACGAAATCATTATCCATCCGCGTTGCAAGAACGTAGCGCGTGAGGCCCGCATGTGGTCGTACAAAACGGACCGCATCACTGGCGAGGTATTACCGAAACTGGCTGATGGTTTCGAACACTGCTGGGACGGGATTCGTTACAGCCTCGACGGACACATTAAGCGCAAGGGCCAGATGGCCGGGATGATGATTCCGAAAAGATTGAGAAATTAAATTAAGTATTAGCTTATCCGTGCCGATTATCTTCTTGAACAAAACTAAGGAGATATTATGGAACAGTTCGATACAGATGATGGACGTCCACAAATCGTCGTCACGTTTGAATACGTTGATCCAGAAACGGGCAAGAAGGTTTTTGTCTCAAGAGCAGTTGATAAAGCAACATATGATAAAGATTCTGGCGCCTTGTATGCAGAAGCAGAAATTATGGCTCAAGAATTCAAATTACGGATGCAAGAAGAGGGCTTGTAAACCCAATTCTCTTTCAATGGTCGCTCCGGCGGCCTTTTTTATTGCCATAAATTCAGTGATGAGGACTCTTTATGACTGAATACTGGTGCTGCGCCTGCGGGAAAATCATCAAATTCGAAATGGTCATGCCGCTGAATTACATACCACGGCATTGCCGCACACTGATGATAAGAAAGGTTGAATCATTCACACCGGCAAAGGGGCCAAAAATCCCGCCGATCAAACGCTGACGGACAATCCATGACTGACAAATTAACTCTCGCCGTCAACCATGCGTTGAACGATGCGCGGATGGCGCGTGCCCGTATGGGGCTGATGGCGCCGACAATGGGGCTGGACAATAAGCGCCATTCCGCATGGTGCGAGTATGGCTTCCCTGAGCTGGTAACTTACGAAAATCTTTACTCCCTTTACCGGCGAGGAGGTATTGCCCACGGTGCAGTAGAAAAGCTGGTGGGCAAGTGTTGGCAGACCAACCCAGAGATTATCGAGGGTGACGATGCCGACGAGAGCAAGGATGAAACCCCTTGGGAGAAGAACACCAAAAAGGTTTTCACAAAGCGCCTCTGGCGGGCATTTGCTGAGGCAGACCGCCGTCGCCTGGTCGGACGTTATGCCGGCATCCTGCTACACATCAATGATTCCAGAACGTGGGATCAGCCTGTTGTTCGTGGCAAGTCACTAAAAAAGGTTACGATCGCATGGGCTGGGTCATTAACAGTCAGCGAGTGGGTTACTGACCAGAAATCGGCAGATTACGGCCAGCCAAAGCAATGGAAATACGTTGAGAGTCTGCCAAATGGCGGGACAAATCAGCGCTTCGTACATCCCGATCGCGTCTTCATCCTCGGTGACTATTCCAACGATGCCATTGGCTTCCTTGAACCTGGCTATAACGCCTGCGTCAGCCTAGAGAAGGTTGAAGGTGGGTCAGGTGAGGCTTTCCTGAAGAACGCCGCTAATAAGCAGAGCATTAATTTCGACAAAGACGTTGATTTCAACAACCTTGCTTCTTTGTACGGCGTATCTGTTGATGAGCTTCAGGAGAGATATAACGATGCTGCCAGAGAGTTAAACATCGGCAATGACGTTCTTCTGATCACTCAGGGGGCGCAGGTTACGTCGATGGTTTCGGCAGTTTCAGATCCTGACCCAACCTATAACGTCAACCTGCAAACCTTCGCTGCATCTGTTGATATACCTGTGAAAATTTTGGTGGGTATGCAGACGGGTGAAAGGGCAAGTACCGAGGACCAGAAATATTTCAACGCTCGCTGCCAGTCACGGCGCGGCGACCTGTCATTTGAAATTGAAGACTTCAGTGACAAGCTCATTGACCTGAAAATCATTGATGCTGTCAGCGAGAAGACGGTTATCTGGGATGACCTCAACGAGCAGACTGGAACTGAGAAGCTCGCCAATGCAAAAACCATGGCTGAGATTAATCAGACGGCCCAGGGCAGCGGAGAAAACCCAGCATTCAGCCGTGAAGAAATACGCACAGCAGCTGGTTATGAAAACGGTGATGAATTCCCGTTAGGAGAAGAGGATGGCGACGAAGAAGACGAAGCCGCCGATTCTACCGCGTAACTATCAGGATCCGACCGGAGCCGATGCGCTAGAACGCCGGGCAATGAAAGACTTCGCCAGGCGCATGAATAAGATTGGCAAAGCGTACAAATCAGCACTCGACAAAATACCTTCCTCCCTCGCAGTAAACGCCAGATACGAATACCAGCTAAACCCAACGCTACTCTCCATCATCCTGAATGATGCCAGTTACCTGGTTGATCAGGTGCTGCTTGAAGGTGGCGATTATGACTTGTGGTTTTACGAGTACATCGATCTGGCTTCGGAGAAAGGGACCGGACAGTCGTTCTACAACCTCAGCCAGCAGTCGCCGGTGTATGCCGCCGGGCGTGAGTCATTAGCGTCAATCCTCGCAAGCGACCCGTATCAGCAACGCATGGCGCTGGTGCATGCGCGTGTGTTTGAGGAAATGAAGGGGCTGAGTGCTGACGTTAAGCGCGATATGGCGCGAGTGCTGACAGATGGCGTGGGGCGTGGTCTCAATCCGCTGGATATTGCCCGCAATCTGACTGACCAGACCGGCATCGAGAAACGCAGGGCAAACCGTATAGCACGCACTGAAGTGACTACCGCGCTGCGCCGGGCCAAGTGGGATGAAGACCAGGAGGCAAATGACCTCTTCGGCCTTAAAACATTGTTGGTTCACATATCGGCGCTTTCACCGACAACACGACATACCCACGCAGTGCGCCACGCCCACCTCTACACCAACGAAGAGGTGCGTGACTGGTACAGCAAAGATGGCAACTCCATCAACTGCAAATGCAGCCAGCAGTCGGTGCTGGTGGATGCGGACGGTAAACCGGAATACCCGGACACCATCACGAAACTCAAACAGGAATATAAATCGATGCAGGCGCGCGGTTACGCCTGGGCGGAGAAATAACTATGCCTATGCAGGTCAACATCACCACGAAGGTGAACAGCCAGTCTATCAGGCGGGAAACATACAACGGGCGTGAGCACCTGGTGCTTCCAAGCTATACGCTGCCGGCGAACGTCGTCATGAATGGCGGTTTGTACACGGAAGATGAAATCGATGCGCATTATCAGGGCCTGGAAGGAACCCTGGCACCATTGGGTCATCCACAGGTGAACGGTCAGTTCGTGTCTGCATTTTCCCCGGAGGGGATTAACGCAGGCCATATCGGCGCCTGGAACCGCAACGTTAAGAAATCCGGCAATCGCATCTACCTCGAAAAGTGGGTTGATGTGGCCCGTGCCGGTGAGTCTGATGGCGGCAAAGAACTGCTTGAGCGTGTCTCTGCCATTGAACGCGGTGAAGACGTGCCGCCTATTCATACCAGTGTGGCCGCTTTCCTCGACCAACTGGAGCCGAACGAGCAGCAACGTGCTACCGGCGCTGACTGGGTGGCGAAGATCCACAGCATGGACCATGACGCGATCCTGCTGCATGAAGTCGGGGCCGCCACCCCTGAGCAGGGTGTTGGCCTGATGGTCAATGCCGATCTGGCGCAACCGCTTAAGGCGAACTCCGGCGCGCTGGTTGGCGAATCCTATCGGGAGCGAGAGCAGCGTCTCGATCGAGCTGCTAAAGCGAAGTTTGCGCCGGGTCAGGAAGAATATGCCTGGATTGCTGACTTCACTGACTCGCAAGCGGTAATCATCCGTAACGGCGGGAGCGCAGAAGTGTTTGGCTACAAGTCAGAGGGCGGCGTTATCACCTTCGACGATACCGGCACCGCTGTAGCGCGTCAGGAGTCCTGGGTGGCAGTTGTCGCCAACAAATTCAAATCTCTATTCACACCGCAGGTACAGCCTGCACCAAACCACAAAACGGAGGGCGACATGCCTTTAACCACTGAAGAGAAACAAGAGCTGATCAGCGAAATCGGTAAAGGCCTGGCCGCTAACTTCGCCGAAGCCCTCAGCCCGATTAAGGATGCGATCACTGGCCTGCAGGCCAACCAGGACAAGCTCACTGAAACGCTAACTGCAAACTCTCGTGCGGAAGAAAAAACAAAGCGTGATGCGGTTGCTGCGGTCCATGGCGACATTGTGGCAAACGCGCTGTCAGGCGATGCCCTGGACGCAATGTTCAAGTCACTGGGCGAAGCTGCTCCATTGGGCACTAACAATGCTCAGCAGCACAAAGAAACCGGCGCACCTGCCGCTGACGAACACTTCAAGTAAGGAGCCGGAATAATGCCACGTTATCGTCGCGTTAATATCGACGGTCAGTCTCTGTACAAGACCGAAACCCGCACTACGGCTGCCGCACTGCTTCCCGGCACCGCCGCAACCATCAACTCTTCCGATAAGTTTGCTCAGGCCACCGCGCTAACCGGCCGCCTGTACATCATCGATGTCGGTTATCACCAGGGCCTGACCATCACCGAATCAATCCCTGCTGGTGATTCTGCTGTCGGCAATTACGTCGAAGAAGGGCGTGAGCTGGCGCTGCGTTGCCAGCCTGGCGCGTACAAAAAAGACAGCCCGATCAAGCTGAGCACTGCCGGTCAGTTCACCCTTGCGACTTCCGACACTGATTCAGTGATCGGCTATAGCCAGGATGAATACACCATCGCGGCCAGCACCACCGATTATATTCGCGTGCGTATGCGCGTTGGCACCGTCGCCGCCGCTAGCGCTTAACAAAAGGAACAACGCACATGTATTTTTCTAAAGACACACTGGCGGCAAACTCCCGCCTCGGCGGCCACTGGAATGAGTTGTGGGCCAACCGTAACATGTGGAACCGTCAGCACGATTCCATCATTGCTGCTAACCGTGCTGACATGACTCCAGACATGCTGGCCTGTATCGCCGTTGGCGGTTTCTCCCGTGACTTCTGGGCTGAGATTGACAACCAGGTGCTGCAGTTGCGCGATCAGGAAGTCGGCATGGAAATCGTGAACGACCTGATCGGCGTTCAGACCGTGCTGCCGGTCGGTAAAACCGCCAAGTTGTATAACGTAGTTGGCGACATTGCTGACGACGTGTTAGTGAGCATCGATGGTCAGGCGCCGTTCTCATTTGATCACACTGACTACGCAAGTGACGGTGACCCAATTCCGGTATTTACTGCCGGTTATGGTGTTAACTGGCGTCATGCTGCTGGGCTGAACTCTGTGGGTATTGATCTGGTGCTGGACTCGCAGATGGCTAAGATGCGCAAGTTCAACCAGAAGCGTGTTAACTACTACCTGAACGGCGATTCAAAAATTCAGGTGCAGTCCTACCCGGCGCAGGGTATCAAGAACCACCGCCATACCAAGAAGATCAACCTCGGTTCTGGTGCCGGTGGCGCGAATATCGACCTGACTACCGCTGACATGACCGCGCTCTTCGCGTTCTTCGGTAAAGGCGCATTCGGTACTACCGCCCGAACGAACAAAGTCGCCGCATACGATGTGATGTGGGTTTCTCCGGAAATCTGGGCAAACCTGGCGCAGCCGTATGTGGTGAATGGGGTTGTAAGCGGCACTGTGCTGCAAGCGGTTCTGCCGTTCGCGCCAGTGAAAGAAATCCGCATGAGCTTCGCGCTTACTGGTAACGAGTTTATCGCGTACGTACGTCGCCGTGACGTAATCTCTCCGCTGGTTGGCATGGCTGTCGGCGTTGTGCCATTGCCGCGCCCACTGCCTAACGTTAACTACAACTTCCAGATCATGTCTGCGGAAGGTCTGCAAATCACCGCAGACGAGCAGGGCCTGTCTGGTGTTGTCTACGGCGCTAACCTGGCGTAAGGAAACAGCATGGCTAAATACGAAGTTGTGCGCGCGTGGTTCGGCGTGAAGGTAGGGCAGGTGGTGGAGTTGAAAGAGCTGCACCCGGCGCTGAAGCCTAACGTCCGTCTCATGAATGGGGAGGCAGGCGGAGAACTTACCCCGTCGACTCCTGATGCCGGTACCGGTGAGAAATCTCGCAAAGAGATTATTCAGGGCCGCCTTACTGAGCTGGGTATTGAGTTCAAAGGCAATTTGGGCGCTGAAAAGCTCAGTGAGTTGTTGCCGGATGGTGAACTAGAAAAGCTTTTCCCTACTGAATAACAGCCGCCGCTAAGGCGGTTTTTTATGCCCTCTTCGGAGGGCTTATTAGAGGCCCGCATGATTACTACAGAACAGGCCAAAGAATATCTGAAGTCAGTTGGTATCGCGCTGCCTGATTTCATCCTGGAGGCGCTCGTAGAGCAGGCCAATAGTATTCAGGAGTGCCTTGATGCTCACTACTCACCGGCTACCGCGCTACTGATTCAGTCCTACCTGTTGGGCATGATGGCTCTGGGGCAGGGTGATAAGTATGTGTCCAGTCACACCGCGCCGAGCGGGGCGTCAGAATCATTCCGCTATCAATCATTCTCGGACCGCTGGAAGGGATCTTTAAATCTTCTGCGCGGCCTGGATAAATATGGCTGTGCTACCTCACTTATTCCTGCCGACCCGACAGCAACTCCGGCATTCGCTGGCATCTGGATCGGTAAGGGCGGGTGCATGTGCGGGGATAAGTGATGACGTACAAATCAGTTAAGCACGGGCTTCCCCGCTCATTCACCCGCGTCTGGGTGATGACCGACACCGGGCGGGTGACTACCGGTCACGTGAAATCGGACGGTGAGTGGTTCATCAACTGCCCGCGAATCCGGTCGACTGGCGCGAAGGTGCTGCGCTGGAAGGAGGGCTAATGTCATCGGTAGCGAACTGGTCTTACACCGCCACGGCGACCATCTGGCGCAAGCTTGAAGGTAATGACGAATACGGCGATCCGTTGGGCTATGCCGAACCTGAGCAAATCCTCTGTGATTACGAGGGCGGGCTCAGTAAGAGGTTAGCCAGTCTGGGCGCTGAAATAGTCGTGAAGAATACCGTCTGGACGGAGTTCGCGCTGGCGGCTGCGGGTGATTATCTGCTGATTGGCGTTTCTACCGAAGCCGACCCGGTTGTAGCCGGTGCCGACGAGGTGCGGCAGGTTATCCGCTACGCCGACACGTTCGAGCGACTGGCGGATGATTACGCCATTCTGACTGGAATCTGACAAACCTGTGTAATAATG